GAAAATGTTTGGCTGCGACGAATGAGGCTTCGACACCATCAAGGCAATCGCATTGAACGCCGCCATTAACGGATCGATCTTGGCAGAGCCCGACGCCTGCTTCGTGATGATGATGGCATTGCCTTTTGGCTCGACGCGCGCGTTACCCGCCGCCCACGCCATTAAGCCTGACCACTTGGGGAACGCCCTATAGCCAAAATATGCTCGGCTGCGTGGATGCTGGGTTCGATGCCATCCACGCAATGGCGTTGAATGCGGCCATGAGCGGATCGATCTTCGCGGTGCCGGATGCCTGTTTTGTAATGATGATGGCATTGCCGCGGGGTTCAACGCGGGCATTGCCGACCGCCCAGGCCATCAGTGTCTGGCAACCATGAAGCAGCGTTCGATCGGCCAGCTTCCGCTCCGCCGTTTTGATGGCGCCGGTCAACTTCCAGCCTTGGGTAATACCGACCACACGTTCCTGCCCGCCGATGCCGATCTCGTAGAGAGCATCAACGATAGCGCCGACGCCGAACGGATCGAGCGCCACCGCGCTTAACAGTCCTTGCCCATCGATGCGTTGAGCAAGCTCAGTAATGCCAGCAACGTCTTCGCCAAACTCCTTGCAGATGACGAGGTCGCCCGCCTCCTCAAAGTCACGCAGCAAAGAGACTTCGCCTTTCCGCCGATCCAATACCGCAGGGTTTGCCCACGCTCTGGACCAGAGTAGCCACCGCCGCGTCCCCTTCTCTCGCCCAAGCACCGCAAGACCCAGAAGGTCATCTAGTCCACCACCATCGATGCCGATCACCACAGTCTCGCTGCGCTCCAGCAGGTTATCGAGGGTCAGGCTCTTCTCGGCGGCCTGCTCCCAGTAATCAGCACCCACCCAGCGGTCCGACCGGAGTGCCAACCCGATCTCCATGTTCAGGTGCTGTGAGGCCCAACGGACCACCTCTCCCTGCCCCTTGAGTTTCGCTTTTTCCCAGTCCTCCTCGAGCCGGGCGATCGACACCGAGCGGTCCCGATTGGGCGTCACCATCCACCAGTGCTTCGGGTCCTGCCATGAAGGCGGGTTACCACGGTCGTTGGCGATGTCTTCTGGAAACTCATAGAGAACCGGCAGCATGGCGCCTTGGGACCGCCCATCGCGGATGGAACGCGCCACCATCAGCTCGGACCGGAACGCACCCCGCGGCGGCTCGTCGGATTGGGTCGTGATGAACATCAAGAACCCCTCGGGATTGGGCAACAGGCCGCCGCGCAGCTGGCCAATCAGTCGCTCGGCTGCAGGGTTCCTGGCAATCTCGTGCAGCTCGTCGAGTAGCACGCCCGCGGGTTTGACGCCGGTCAGGACGCTGGTATCGAAGGCCTTGATCTCCAGTGTCGCCTTGGTACGGCGGTCAGTGATTTTGCGAAGATGCTCCTGATCTCGGCGACCCCGCCGAAATACTTCGGGCTGAAGGCCGGGAGGATGAAGCCACGTCGAAATTTGTCCCCCGGACACGGAGCGGTGTGCTGCAGGCTCGGGTCCATCACCCGCTCCGGCGGCCGTCCATCGTCGAATCGAAACCAGCCGGTTTCGATGTTGGCGAGATCCGCGGCAAAGGTTGGAGGGCCGATTTCCTTGTCCTGGCCATCGGCGCCGCGAACGAACCATTTGTCGGACTTCGCGCTGTATTTGAAGTAGGGCTTACTATTGGATGCCCCACCGATATTTAGTCCCATGGTCGTCTCCTTCGTGAGGTGGACAATTGCGTCAATACGTGACGACAGGTCAGGACTGGTGCTGGGGGCGCTCTCGCGCGATGGCGATGTAGGTGAAATCCTCCGGCCCGTGCCGGAGCTGAACCAGGTGAACCCGCTTGTGATGCGCCGCCCGCCAAAGACGGTCTGCTACGCGGGCCACCTCCTCGCACTCGACGTCGCGCAGTGACTGGTGCCGGCCATTCGCTGCCCGTGCAAGGAAGCCTCGGAAGTACTGCAATGCCTGGCCGGGCTTGGCTTCCTGCAGCCACTGGCGCACCTCCTCGTCGCTCACAAGCATTCGAACCACCGCGTTGCGTTCGAGGATGGCGCAAGCCGGAGCGCGGGTAGTTCGTTTTTGGTTAGCCAAAGTTCACTGGACGCAGGGCCGGTTATCGGCTCGACTCTGGTAGCAGCCGCTTGCAGTGCACCATGGAGGAAGATCGCCATGGCCAAGCGCTACCCACCTTCCATTGGACGCCGGCGTGCTGACGCTGCTGGGCAGGATGACGTTTGGCCGGAACGTCTCAGTTTGCGCGAAGCTGTATTGAAGGTTCTCGAACCTACGGAGCGCGAGGAACTCATCGGCCTGCAGGGCGAGGCGTACATGGTCTACGCGACCATGTCGCCGTCACCCAGGGGACGTCGCTACCTGGACCTCTGCGCCAAAGGTTGGGCGAAGCTACAGCCTCACCTTGTCAGCAGCGAGCTATTGGGCACAGGGCAAGACCCACGCGATCCCTTTGGTCCTCGTCGCCCAATTCCAGCAGAACGATGGCCGCATGCGACTTTGAATTTTGAAAAATGGACAGTAGGGATTGGTGGCCTAACAATTGTTGAAGTCGAGATCACCTGGGGCGGACTGCAGATATTTTCGTGGCCTTTAGGCGCGCCCGCCTTGGGCCCCTTGATCTGGAGCTATCTCCGCGCTCGTTCGACCTGCTGCTAATGCTGGCCGAAGGCGCAATGAAAGGAGAACCCATGGTTACGCTGGACCAGCTCAAGGACAGGCTCTTGACGAAGGACCACGGGGAAAAGGCTTTGGGGCAAGCTATTGGCAGGCTCAGGGACGACCTAGAGAGGAGCGGCGTCACTTCCCGAACCGTCGACAAGCTGATCGCGAATGTTCGGGGCGAGGGTTATCGCCTCAATTTGCCCGCCGCCCATATATCCATTCTGACCGGCGGGTTGGACTAGGGCCGCAGAGTCTAACGCAGCAAACTTCGGCTAACCTAATTCGAACTGCCGAATGGCTGTGACGACGTAGTTTCTGACGCATGTCAGGAACGAAGCTCCCGCCCAGCAAGATGACGGCCGACGAGCGCATGGCCGAGCTCGGCCAGATACTCGCCGCCGGCCTGATCCGTCTCTTAGCCCCGAAGTCCAGTCCATTATCTGCTGACTGCAGAGACTGTTTGGTCGACTTACCGCCCGACCGAAGCGGTCATGCCGCGCCCACAACGGCGAGGAAGGCATGACGAAAGACGACAATGTGCTGGCGCGGATCGCGGCATTGAAGGGGATGACGGCACCGGAGTTGAGGCGGCAATGGCAGCAGCTTTTTGATGCCCCTCCACCTCGCTATAACCGCCGCTTCCTGGAAAGCCGGCTGGCCTATCGGCTTCAGGAACTCGCGTACGGCGGCTCGAAGGCCGCCGTCGTTGCTCGCCTCGAAGCCCTTGGCGAGCAACTTGACGGAGGCAAGATCGACGTTCGGCGGCGCCGAGCCGACGACCGACCGATCGCCGGCACCAAGCTTGTTCGCGAATATCAGGGCGGCATCCATACCGTTACGGTTCGGCAGCAGGATTTCGAGTGGGCGGGTCGACCGTACAAGTCCCTCTCCGCCATTGCGAGGGCAATCACCGGCACCCGCTGGAACGGCCTGGTGTTCTTTGGCCTCAAGAACCGACGGGCAGCCACATGAGCAAGTTGCCGTCCCGCCCGCTGCGCTGTGCCATCTATACCAGGAAGTCCTCCGAGGAGGGACTCGAGCAAGAGTTCAACAGCCTCGACGCCCAGCGCGAGGCCTGCAACGCCTACATCTCCAGCCAGCGTTCGGAGGGCTGGGTCGCGCTGGCGAGCCTTTACGACGACGGCGGCGTCTCCGGCGGCACCCTCGACCGCCCTGCCCTCAAGCGGCTGCTGGCCGACATCGAGAGCGGCCGCGTCGACGTCGTCGTCGTGTACAAGATCGACCGGCTGAGCCGCGCCCTCATGGACTTCACCAAATTGGTCGAAATCTTCGACCGCAATGACGTTACGTTCGTGTCGGTAACGCAGTCGTTCAACACCACGACCAGCATGGGCCGGCTGACGCTGAACATCTTGCTGTCGTTCGCCCAGTTCGAGCGCGAGGTCATCGGCGAGCGGATCCGGGACAAGATTGCGGCCAGCCGCAAGCACGGCATGTGGATGGGCGGCGTCGTGCCGATGGGCTACCGGGTGCATGACCGCAAGCTGGTCATCGACGAGAAGGAAGCGGCGACCGTCCGGATGATCTTCGGCCAATTCCTGGAATTCGGCTCAACGGCCTTGCTCGCCAAGGCAGTCGCCACCGCAGGCATTCGAGGGCGACGTGGCAAGCCCTTGAACAAGGGGTCGCTCTACAAACTCCTGGCCAACCGTACGTACATCGGCGAAGTCACGCACAAGAGCGCCGTCTACCCCGGCCAGCATGAACCGATCATCAGCCGGAAGGAGTGGGACAAGGTGCGGTCGGTGCTGCAGGTGAGCCCGCGAGCTAGGGCAGGCCGGACCCGAGCTACAACTCCGGCATTGCTGAAGGGCCTGATCTTTGGGCCGACGGGCACCGCCATGAGCCCGACCCACACTCGACGCAGCAACAGGCTCTACAGGTATTACGTCAGCCAGTCGGTGCTGAAGCACGGGCCCGAAGCCTGTCCCGTTCGACGTGTGCCGGCCGCGGAGATCGAGGCCGCCGTCGTCGACCAGCTGCGAGGCATGCTGCGGTCGCCGGAGGTCATCGTCGCCACGTGGCGGGCGGCCCGTTCCGAATTTGGTGGTCTCTCCGAGGACCACGTGCGCGAGACGCTCGAACGACTGGATCCGGTTTGGGAGGAGCTGTTCCCTGCCGAGCAGGCGCGCATCGTACAGCTGCTGGTCGCGCGCGTCGACGTCGGCGTCGATGGCATCGAAATCCACCTCCGCACTAACGGCCTCACCAGTACCTACCGCCAGCTAGCAGCAATTGCCCTGCCGCAAGAGATTGCCGCATGAGCAAGTCCGCGTCCCCTCAGCGCACGAGGTCGTAAAGGTCCGAGTGCCGTTCTCCATTCGCAAACGTGGTGGGCGAAAGCTGATTGTCGTTCCCGCTGGCGCCGAGGCTCTGCCGCAACGACCGCGTGTCGACTGTTGCCGAACTGAGGCCGCATGCGATCGCCCTCCTTCGTCGCCTTACACAACAGCAGGCGAAACGTCGCCCGAGTTGGAAAGCATGGTCTTAACCCCGCGACAGCACACGCTAACATTGGTCAAAAACGGGACAGCGTAGCGCGCCCAGCACCCTCCTCCGCGGCCTGCGCCTCCCTCAACGGGCCCACGCGGTCGAGAGGCACCAAAGCGCGCCGCCCGCAGGCGCGGCCCTCAATCCCAACCCGCTCGAGGAGGTCTGCCCTCCTAGGAGTAGGCGCGCCCAGCCAATATCGCATTGTTTGTGCGTGCGCGTGACGGGCACCCGCCGCGCGCGCTGCCAGGACGCCCAACACGCCTCGGGATCGGTTTGCAGTGGATCACAGAGGTTCGGTTGGATTTCGTTTCCAACGCCCCGCAGTACTCAAATGCCATTCCCGACGTCTGGAAGCGTCCCGTCCAATCACTGGGTTAGAAGTTCCGTACTAATCTGCGGAGTCATGAGCTTTGGAGAGAAACGGCCGGGGAGAGAGCAAAGAGGCCCGCGACGACCACGGGCAAGTCAGGAGCATCGGGCGAAAAGCCCGCCGTTGTTGGGCGTTTGCGGGCCCGGCCGGAGCCGGAGAGACTGTTCGCATAGGGGTTAATGGCGGAGAGGAAGGGATTCGAACCCTCGATACGGGTTTACCCCGTATAACGGTTTAGCAAACCGCTGCTACGCGTCGTCGGCCAGCTGGCTCAGGTGTGCGGCATCAAGGCATCCGCCCAAAGGCTGGAACATCGTCTGACTGGCGGGTCAGCTTAAGCCATCCTAGTCTAACGTACCTCTACCGTCTCGCCTTTGACTCCGTACTTAAAACTTTGTTCACAATGGATAATGACACACGAAGAGAGCGGGCAATCGCCACCGGCTTCATGCCGGCCTGGTACGAGGCCTTGATCAGGCTTGCCCTTCCCGCAGGAATCGCAGTTCCAGAATCGAGCTCGTGCTGGCCTCTCGAAGCCGTTGCCGCCGCTGCGGGCTGAGTCACGCAAGCCTTTCTTGCATTTGGGCGTGCGCTGGTTGGACGGCGGCGCTTGAGTTCGCTGTCGACGCTGCCCCGCAACGTCTCGAGATCATCGTCGCTCAGAAACTGCAACGTCTGCGCGATATTTTTCGGCAGCGCAATCTTGGGGGCATCCGACAGGCTAGTAGTCAGCGCCGGTTGATCCCTCGCTGGGGCCGGAGGCTGAATATTTGTGCTTGTTGGCCTGGAAGCAGCCATCACTTGCAAAGAATGCCGCATCGTGTGGACTGCAGCAACGTCCAGAGAGCTCGGCGGCCAATTGTGTTGCAAACTTCATCCTAACCCCGCCGGGCAGCGGTATGGCCCCGCCGGGCGGTCCCGAGCTCTCCTGCTCGCGCAGTCTTTGGAAAACACTGAGTGCGGTCAGTTCGTTGAAGGGTAGGACGCCCTCCCATTGCGGCAAGCTATTGAGTAGGCGGCGGTCGTCGCACACCTCGGACACGCCGCGCCGTGGGCCGCAATGTTAGTCCGACCCGAATATTCGGGGCAGTGTAAAGGGAAGGACGCTTCGCGCTCGCTCTGGCTCGATCAGTCCCCCTAGGGAATCAAACCAATTTCACTTTTCCGTATACACGTCATCGTACCAGTCACCTCCGTCAAAGGGCGCTTCCAAGTTATCCTCTATTTCGTCGTCCTCAGCTTTTCCTATCCCTTCGTACCATATATCATCCTCGAACTCGGGACCTATCGAGGCTTCGATCGTTGGCGCACACAGTTCGCTCAGCCGCTCTTGAAGGTGGCTAACCGTTGCCGCTGAAGTTGTGGCCAGAGCGCCATCGCGCAGCATTTGGACAACCTGAACGAGCAAAGGTCTGACGTCCGACCTTAGCAGCTCGCTCATTACACTTAGATCCTGAGCGGCGGCAAGGTCGACGAAGGCGTTGGCGCAGGCCATGTCGGACATGCTTACCGACATATAAAGGGGGTCCACGAGGAATTCCTCACGATACGCCGTCGCGAATGTCGGATTCGGCACCAACTCGTGATCGTGAGGAATCTTGTGCACCTCATTGTCAACCTTTAGTTCCCGTACGCCGTCTTTTCGAATTCGGATTCTAAACACCTTTCGCTTCTCCTGTCGTCATGAGATGGAAGAGCCCGATCGCATTGAGCTCTTACACTCCCAAAGTGGGCCGCTGATGCGTGCCGGATCAAGTGTTGCATTCGATTTTTTTTCTAAGTCGATAACAGCATCATTCGACTGACGATTTAGGGGCATGCCGCTGCCTGCTCGGCGCAGTGACAAAACCAGAGAAACAGTTGCATGGGGAAACAGAGCTTCGCAGTGAGAGAGCTCTAAGTGCGCGAGGTTATTGGCGACCGAACCCTGGCCAGACGCGGTCCACGTACGGGAAGCACGCGCCGACCGCGAGTGATTTGCGACTTGCGAACAAATCAGACCCGATCGTGCTCGCTCCAGAAGACCGGCGAATTAGACGCGCTGCCTGCCGATGTGCTGGGCATCTCGGTCCGCCAGCCTTTGGCCATCCTCTGCATCTAATTTTTGGTCCAGACCGGTCAGCCGGCCGCGAAGCTGTTTCGGGTCCTGCCGAGCGGCGCGGGCATCGAGCCCGCGGCGCAGCGGGGCAACAGCTTGTCCATACTGTTTTTGGCACGCTCGGTCGCGACCCGTTCGCGCTCGGCTTCCTTAAACCGACGGCAAGTCGAGTGGAGCCAGCACGCCGACCTCGTCCAACGTCTTCACGACCTGCTCGACCGATTGCGCAGAGGTCAATTCTTAAACTCGTCCATTGGTCGTTCTCCCGATCGAGCCGATCCTCCAGATTCTCGGCGTTCTTCAGGAAGCTCGGGGCTGGGCGCTGCTTCGAGCGCAGTTGGCTCCCGGCTTCGAAATCGGCGGCTATCGCTGGCGGCCACC